CAGACGACGAGTTGGGGCGCATCTATGGGCACTGGGCGACCAAGACCCGCCAGCAAATTCCCATGCAGACGGTGTGCCAGTTCGCGCTGGCGACGGGTATGCGACAGGGCGAAATCACCCGGCTGGAAATCGAGGACATAGACCAAGCTGCCAAAACCGTGGTGATCCGCGACCGCAAAGACCCACGCAACAAGCAAGGCAACCACCAGACGGTGCCGCTATTGCCCGACGCCTGGGCCATCGTGGAACCCATCATCAAGGAGCGCGAAACCGGGTTCCTGTTCCCCTATGACGAACGCAGCATATCGGCATCGTTCACGCGGGCCTGCACAGCCCTGGAGATTGCGGATCTGCACTTTCACGACCTGCGCCACCGCGCCGCCGCTCAGTTCTTCCGCATGGGCCTAGGCATTCCGCAGGTGGCCTTGCTGACGGGGCACAAAACATGGGCCATGCTGCGCCGGTACACGGCCATCAAGCCATCAGACGTGCACGACGCTATCAAGAAACCGGCAAGCCCTGCGCCGGAGCATGCAGGGCAACAAGACGGCGACCGGGAAGCCTGAGAACAACCCGACCGCCTGACCTCGACTGATCGCGAAAGGATCAACCATGGCTGAACACAATGTATATCACCCCACCCACGGGTTGACGCTGGATGACACTGACGCACTTAGCGCCGCTGCTCACAAGCTGCACGCTCTACTGGCGAACGCCCACGGCGAATGCGGGGAATCTTTCCGCAACACCAGCGACAGCATCCAAGACACCTATTTGTGGGCTTGCGCGGATTTGGCGCGCGACATTCAAGAGCTAGTGTCGAAGATGTGCAAACTGGCCTGACCCATTCGCCAGCCCTAGGCTGATCCCCGAAAACCCGTTTCCCCTGACGGGCTGGGCTGGCACCTTTTCAGGGAGCGTGAGGGAACGCGTGGACTATTATTTTCAAATTATCGATTTCCCCTTGGCGCGGTCAATTTATTGGCGTGCCAAAGCTGTATTGAAAGATAGGGATCATGAAGAGCGAGCGCTTGGCGGAGAAAAATTGCGAGAGCTTGTAAATGAATTTGCCGAAAATAGACTTCAAGAAGATATTTCGGAATTTATAGAAAAATACTCAAATAAACTAATTGAGCATGGTGGATGGGAGATTGGTTATTTCCCTGATGATCATAAAGACGCGGATGGCGTATATCATTTTTCACATGCTGACGCGGCATACCTTCTGGAAAATTGGCCAGATCCATCGAACTTGCCTGATGACTTTCCAACCGAGCACTTAAGCGATCTAGATGCACTCAGTGAAATACTAAACAGCGGCTTTCCTTATGATGATATTAAAGGGTGTAAGAACCTAAAAGAGTGGGAATGCTATGCATTGATGGCGGACAGAAAAATAAGAGAAATGCAACTCCATCTTGGAAAAGGCTCGAAGAATCACTTTCAATTGCACAATTTAAAAAGCAAAGATCTTGCAGTCGCTAGTCAAATGACCACGGAAGCAATGGAACTTGTCTGCTATGCAGAGCGCTGGCTGTGGGACGAGCAGATGAAAAAACTAAGCGCTGAAAGCAGACACCGGCAGGATTTGGACTTACGCCGTGAAATGCGGAGATCGCTAGCACAACACGCGGCGAGGCAAAAGTTGGCTTCTGACCCGAAGCAATTGGCGAAACAGCAGGTGAAGGAATGCTGGGAGCTATGGCAGAAGGAACCCGCGCGATACCGTGGGAAAGCAGCATTCGCCAGGGATATGCTGAACAAGTACGAAGACCTGAAGAGCCAGCCCGTAATCGAAGGCTGGTGTAGAGATTGGGGATCATCACCCAGCTAGTTGACTGCGTACTTTGCTGGTGAAGTACGCATTATCGCGGCAGGCTGCTATATATTTTATAGCTGCAGCGCAGCACCATTACCCATCAATCACTTTTGGCCTACGCCAGAAAGGTAATGGGAAATGGAAGCTGTCATTCAACAAGCCGCAGAGAATCAACTCGACCGCCTGCGCACACTAGCCGACAAGCTCGACTGCCTGACTGAAACCGACATCATGCTGCTGGGCAAGCTGTCCCAAAGCACCGTCGAAGCCTGGAGAAAGCGCGGCACCGGGCCTGCCTATATCCTGCTGGGTAATCGCTACCTGTACCCGCGCAAGGCGGTGGCGAAGTACCTGGAGGGCATTACCCGTGAGCGCAACAGCGTGGCCGCAAAGGAGGCGCTGTAATGAGCAAATCCACAGCTACCCGCGACCAATACAACCGCATTATTGAAGCACTGCGCATTCGCCCCCAAACATCCTATGACCTGCGCCGCCTGGGCGTTTATCAGGCCCCCGCCCGCATCAAGGAGTTGCGCGACAAGTTCGACTACAGCATCACCACCGACCCCGTGGTGATCGTGGATCGTGACGGGTTCCGCCATGCGCGTGTGGCGCTTTACACGCTGGTGGCCGAGCCCGTGGAGGCGCTGCATGAAAATTAAACGTGCCAGCACCTTAAAACGCGAGCGCCGCACCAAAGGCCGCATGGCGCAGCTTGATGAGCAAATCATTGCCGTCCTGCGCGAAGATCATCCCCAGTCAGTGCGGCATGTGTTCTACCGCATGACCGACCCGCGCCTGGGTGAGCCGGTGGAGAAGTCTGATCGTGGCTATCGCCATGTGCAGGCCCGGTGTGTCGCACTTCGCCGCTCCGGCCTGATCCCATATCACTGGATCGCGGACATGAGCCGCAGGGGCTACTTTGTCAACACCTACGACGACGCTGGTGATTTTCTCCGGCGCATGGGCCACCTGTACCGCGCCGACCTGTGGCGCGATTCGGACTATCGCTGTGAGGTGTGGGCAGAGTCACGAAGCATTGCTTCGGTGATCTTGGATGACTGCCAGGATCTGGCTGTGGACTTGTTCCCCTGCGGCGGGTTTTCCAGCCTGTCATTCATCCATGAGGCCGCACAACAGCACAACGCCAGCCAGGACAAGCGCCCGCTGATCGTGCTTTACGTGGGCGACTACGACCCCGCAGGCGTAATCATCGACCAGTCCCTGGAACGTGAGCTGCGGGAGCACCTGCGTGCTGACATTGAATTGGACTTTCGTCGCATCGCCATCAACGAGGAACAGGTGGCGCAATACGACCTGCCCACAAAGCCGCGCAAGGAGGGCGACAAGCGCAGCCAGCACCTGACCTACACCGTGGAGGCCGAGGCCATGCCTGCGCGTGATCTTCGGGCCTTGCTTCGCAAGCATGTGGAAACCCTTCTGCCGGAGAACGCCCTTCACGTTGCCAAGGTGGCAGAGCAGAGCGAGCGAAGCCATATCGCCAGGATGGCGGCGTTGATGGGGGGCTAGATGGCCAAGAAACCTTCAGACCCCCGAGGTGGGCATGTGCGCCTGTATTGGAGCCTGATAGACAGCATCGCATGGCGGGCCATCGGGTACACCAGCCAGAGCGTCTACATTGTGATGCGCCGACGCTTGCAGTCGACCAACAACGGCAACATATCCGCTGCGTTGGGCGATATGAAGCACTACGGCATCAGCACCAGCGCCACGCTGGCCAAGGCGCTGCGCGAGCTGCAAACGGTGGGCCTGATCGCTGTCACGCGCCAGGGCGGCATTGCCTACGGTCGCCAGGTGTGCAGCCTGTACCGCTTCACCGACGAACCCGTGTTCGAGCATCCAAAGGTGGGGGTGAAGGCGCAACAGGCCACCAACGACTGGCAGAGGTTTGCTAAATTGGCCGAAGCTGCTGGAGCCATCAAGCAGGCCCATGCGAATGCGAAGCGCCCTAAAAACAAAACAGGCGTTCAAATTCTGAAGCGTACCGATTCAGATTCTGAAGCGTTGGGGCGATTTAACGATTCAGATTCTGAAGCAGTGGCCGTTTCACTTGTTCAGAAAGTGAAGCAGGCGAGCCGAAGCAAAAAGCCTGAAAACCCGCACGCAGTCTAGGTTTTCAGTGGTTTTCTAATCCATGAAACACCTTGTTACCCTGCTTCAAAATCTGAACACCTATGCATGTTGCCACCCTATAGCGGTGGCAGGTGCAGATGGTGCAGCCCTTTGGACGACAGGAAACCCGAGCGGCCCCGCAGCGCCGCATGGAAGCCCCTCCGAAGGCCCTTGCAACGTTACTGCAACGTTACCGAACCGTTGCAAAAGCCGGTGCCAACTGTAGGTTTAACGGGCTGGCACCATAAAACCACCGACCCGCCCCGAGCGGGTTTTTTCATGCCCGCCTCTTGATTTCATATTGTGAAATGTGATAATGCGCTAATTCCACATTATGAAATGTGGCGACCCCGCCCGGCGATTGCATGGGCACTCATTCAAGAAAGCACCCATATGCAACTGCACCAGATCCGCGAACAGAAAGCCCAGAAAGTCACCGAGGCACGCAGCCTGCTGGCCAGCTCGCCTACCTTGACGCCAGAAGCGCAAACCAAGTTCGACGCCATCAAGGCCGAGATCGTGAGCCTGGAAGGCCAGGAAGCCCGCGCCCAATTCGTGGAAGACTGCGAGAGACGCAGCCTGGGTGCCCCTGCGCACAAGTCGGTGGCTGATCTGGAAAACAGCATCAGCCTGGTGGAAGCCATTGCAGCCCATGCCGAGAGCCGCAGCCTGACCGGCGCCCTTGCCGAGTACAACGCCGAGCAAAAGCGCCAGGGCGTGCAGGCAAAGGGTGTGCTGATCCCGCAGAGCCTTTTCGAGCAACGCGCTGCGCAGACGACGACCACTGCCGCCGGGATCGTGCCCGACGACTTCCGCGCCGATCAGTTCGTTGGCCTGCTGCGCAACAGCATGGTGGTTCGTTCGCTGGGTGCCCGCGTGCTGCCGAACCTGCGCGGCGACGTGGTGATTCCCCGCCAGGCCACCACCAGCACCGCGCAATGGCTGGCCGAAGGCGACGCCTTGACCGACACCGGCCTGACTTTCAACAACATCACGCTGACGCCCCGCCATGTGGGCGCCATCACCGAGCTGTCACGCCAGTTGCTGCAACAGTCCAACCCCTCAATTGAGGCCTTGGTGCGCGACGACTTCGTCAACGTGGTGAGCCTCGCTATCGACAAAGCCCTAATCCACGGCGACGGCGTGAAAGAACCCGAGGGCCTGCTTACCGCAGCCACTGGCACCGGCACGTTGACCGCCCCGACCTGGGCAAAAGTGCTGACGGTGTTGCAAGGGCTGGCGCTTAAAAACGTAGTGCCAAACGCATGGCTGACGCATCCCGCCGTGGCGACCGTCCTGCGCAAGACGCTGCGAGAAACCGGCCTGCCTGGTTACCTTCTGGACAACGGCCAAATGGCTGGCATCCCCGTTGCCGTCACCAACCAACTGGCTGAAAAAGCAGGCACACCAGCCAAGGGCCGAATCTTGGTCGGCAACTTCTCCGAAATGATCGTGGGCACCTGGGGCAGCGTTGACGTGGTAACGAACCCGTTCGCTGAAGGCCCATTCAGCCGAGGCGCTGTGCAGGTCCGAATCTTGACGACCTGCGACATGGTGCCGCGCCGTGAAGACGCCTTCACCGTGATCGACGACATCACGCTGTAAGCGGAGGGTTGCGACATGTTGGAGCTCCGCGGACACGGCACGCTCAAGGCGAGCGGCAACAAGACATTGCACGGCATCGCCGCCGTGTTCAATTCCGAGGCGAACCTGCCAGGCTTTACAGAAGTCATCCGGCAAGGCGCTTTCGCCAAATCGCTGGCGACGGGCTCCAACATTCGCGCCCTGTACCACCACGACGGTGCTGCGCTGCTGGGCACCACCCGGGGCGGCACGCTGCAACTGAGGGAGACAGCGCATGGATTGGCTTTTGAACTGGCACTGCCTGACACCAGCCATGGCCGCGATCTGGCCATCCTGGTGGACCGTGGCGACGTGGCTGGATGTTCCTTCGGGTTCCGTGTTCCGGACGGTGGCGACCGCTGGGAAGAACGCGGTTCAACGATGGTGCGCGAGCTGCTGACCGTTGACCTGGTGGAAATCACCCTGACCAGTGACCCCTGCTACAGCGACACCACCGTCGCGCTGCGCAACCGCCCCCATCAACAAGGCTTTGTTGACCTGGACAACCGCCTTCACGCGCAGTGGTGGCTGGAGACTTGCAGATGAGTATCACCACCCGCATCCTGTCTGCCATCGGCCTGGAAAAGCGCAGCACCATCGGCGTCAACGGCTGGCCTGTGCCCATCAGCGCATCGGCAGTGACACCCACCACCGCGCAAGGTGTGAGCGCAGTTTTTGCGTGCGTGCAAGCAATCAGCGAAACCACCGCCAGCCTGCCCCTGATCCTGTTCCGCCGTGGTGAGGATGGCGACCGGGAGCGCGCATCGGACCATCCGCTGTACCGCGTGTTGCACGACCAAGCCAACCCCGAGCAAACCGCCCTGGAGTTCCGTGAGTACATGCAGGCTTGTGTGCTACTGCGCGGCAACGCCTTCGCCCGCATTGTGCGCGGCTGGGATGGCCAGGTGCGCGAGCTGTGGCCGCTCAACCCCGACAACGTGCAGGTGCGCCGGACGCCTGCGGGCCTGGTGTACGAGCACACGCGGGAAGGTGTTCTTACCCGTCTGCTGGCCCATGAGGTTCTGCACCTTCGCCACCGCCTGGGTGATGACGGCGTGATGGGCATCAGCCCGATTCAAGCTGCCCGTGGTGTGGTGGAACTGGCCCAAGCCGAGAACGAGCATGGCCGCGCCACCTTCACCAACGGGGCCAAGATGCTGGGCGTGCTCAAGGTGCCCGGCAAGCTTAGGCCCGACCAGCGCACTGCCATTCGTGAGAGCTGGGCCAGCCAGCACGCGGGCGGGAGCAACAGCGGACGCACTGCGGTATTGGAGGAGGGAACCGAGTTCCAACCCCTGTCCATGACGCTGGAGGATGCCGAGTGGATTGCAGCTCGCCAGTTCAGCGTGGAGGAGATCGCCCGCCTGTTCCGCGTGCCGCCCACGGTGATTGGTGATCTGCGCCACGGCAACTACTCCAACAGCGTGGAGATGGCCCGCCAGTTCGTGACGCAAACCCTGCGCCGCCACCTTGTCGCATGGGAACAAGGCATTGCAGCCAAGTGCCTGACGGACGCCGGACGCCGCATCTACTTTGCCGAGCATCAGGTGGAAGGTTTACTGCGTGGCGACAGCACCAACAGGGCCGCGTTCTACAGCTCCGGTATCAGCGACGGCTGGATGCTGCGCTCCGAGGCCCGCAAGCTGGAGAACCTGCCCGCCATTGAGGGTATAGACGACAAGCAAGAGAGCGCACCCGCTGCTACCCCTGCGCCGCTGCCATACCCGAGCAAGCAACAGGAGGCCGCAGCGTGAAGATGCTGGACCCCTGGAAAGAGCGCGGCTTGAAGATGGTGGACGAGCTGCCGCGCCGCCGCAACGGCTACCCGATTCAGCCTGCCATGCGCTGGACAAAGGACTCCAACGGGCGGGTGCTGCCGCTCAACTCCGCAGCATGGCGCAAGCTCAGAAAACAGGTGCTGGCTGAAGAACCGCTGTGCAGGCACTGCGCCGCCCAAGGGTTGACCGTGCCATCGACTGAGGTTGACCACATGCGTGGTGCTGCCGATAACAGCCGGGACGCGCTCCAAGCCCTTTGCAAGCCTTGCCATTCGATCAAGACCATGGCCGAGCTGTACGGCAGACCGGCACGCCAAGGATGCGATGTGGACGGCTGGCCTATCAACCCCTCGCACCACTTCAACGAGGCCGCTGTGAGCCCGTCTGGTGCGTCTGGTGGGGACGATGAGCAGAAATCACCAGCGGCTGAGGGACCAGAACCGACCTGTACCCCTCACGCAATCGCTAACCGAGGAAACGAGCCATGAAGGTGACGCCCCGCCGCCAGCGCTCCGACTCCGCTGCAGCCGCCATTGCAGCCACCCAAGCCGCAGCCCTGGGACCCTTGGAGCCACCTGCGCACGTCACGCTGCGGCCGGGTGATCGCCCGTTCTGGAATGCCATCATGCTGGCCCGCGCCCGCGACACCTGGACCGAGGTGGATCTGACCACCGCCGCAACGCTGGCCAGGACGCAGGCCGACATTGAAGACCTGCACGCGACCCTGGCGGCCGCTGGCTACCTGCTGG